GTCGATCAGAACGACCAATGACACTCGACGTTCTGGGATGACAGAGTGTTTGGCGAAACGCAGCAGTTGAAGGTGGCCGGGATGGAACACATCAAACGCGCCATTGACCAAAACGACAGGTGGGTCAGAGAGAGTAGTCATGTAAAGTCGCTCGAAGTTTAGTTAGATCGGCACAGGTGTAATACTGATACCGTTGTTTTAGGTGCTCAGGAAAATCGATGATTTGAATCGGACGGTCGGGTGAAATTTCTCTGGCAATACTGTAGAACGAACGTGGTGTCCCAGAACCAACGTTCCAAATTCCAGAAACAGGCGCACCCAAAAATCGACGATGAATATCAATGACCTCATTGACGTGAATGAAGTCGCGGTAAATTAGCTCAGACCCGGCAAACACTTTGACGTTTTCACCACGATCATACTGTTGTTTGAATTGGGTGAAGGGTGACGCCTGTGACCCTTTGTGTTCTTCGCCCGGACCATACACATTGAAGTATCGAAACCCCTGAATGATGTTGTTGGTTCTCGGAGCAATCTCTGCGTCAAACAGATATTTCGTCCATGCATAGGGTGTGAGAGGAATCTTGGGAGAACCCTCTGTAAAGTATAAAGAGCCTGCCCCATAGACTGAGGCAGATGATGCATATTGCATCGGAATATTGTGGGATTCACAGAGAATACATAGGTCTGCTGAAAATCGATAGTTCGTATCCATGATCTTCTCAACATTCATTTCAGTGGTCGAACTGATCGCACCTAAATGGATAACATGGTCATACGACGAAATAGATTCAATGATCGTTGAAAACATGTCTTTGATCGACTCAAAATCTTTGAGGTCCACACCATCAACCACATGACCCAATTTTCTAAAGGCGGTCATCATGTTTGAGCCGATGAACCCTTTGTGACCCGTGATAAGAATTTTCATAATGTCTTTGGTGGGGTCCGACACCACGCCGGACCCCTACTGGTTACTCGTTAGCGAGTTTTTTGAAGTAATCCAAGTCATCGTCGTCGCTAGGCGGGGCTTCCTTGGTGACGGTCTTTGCCTTTGATGGTGGAGGACCACCGTCATCAATTTCGTCATCCGAGTCATTCTTGTCTGGCTCTGGGCGACGTGGCGCGGCTGCCACTGGCTCACCGATAAACGTTTTGAATTTCCGTTCCAGATCATCGAATGATTTGAACAATGACGGGTCGACTTCGGCGTGAATATCATGCAACTGACTCATGATATTTTCAGCATCGGGCACGGGAGTTGGCGACTCAAACTCAGACAAGTCAAAGTTAGCGAAGCTATCGACCTTGCGAATTTTCATTTTGAAGTTCGCGCCTTCTTTCAGATCGAACACATTCATCGGCACTTCATCTGGAAATTCTGCTGGCGGCTGCATGCGGTATTTGATCTTCTCAAACACTTTCACACCATATTTGAACTTGAAGACTTTGCCTTCATTGGCCGGATTTTTTGGATCACTGATGACCAAGATGTTGGAAATGTACGACGTCTTGCGTTTGCGTTCTGACGCGATTTTCTTGCTGGATTCGCGCCCGGTGTTCCATAGTTCACTGTTAGCGCCGCACACCGGGCACTCTTGTCCAAGTGTCGTTGGGCAGTTCTCAATGAACCATTTGCCACCTGCGTTTTTGAACCCGTGGTTGAAGATTTTCACCATCGGAATATCATCATCGGTTTTGCCCGGAAGGAACCGGATGATTGCGAAGCCGTTGCCAGCCTTATCGGTGTCGGCTTTCCAGAAACCCTCTGCGGATTGTGAGCCACCTTTAGTCGACATTTTGTTGACGGCGGCGAGAATGTTTGCGAATGCTTTATTGCTCATAGAACTCCTATTGCGTGGTTAACGTGTTGTGCGTAATTTGCGTTGTCATAACGAAATTACTTTCGTAGCAGATATTCAACCTCTGCTGCGAAATGAGGCTCAAACGCCTCTTCATCATAATCAATGTAATCCTCACAGGTTTTATTTATCAGTGTGTGCCGACGTGCGGCAGACTTGCGATGATCGACTTTGTCTTCGTCTTGGTGACGGTTAGAAAAGCGCTTTTTGCTATCAGACATATTAGAAGATGATTTCCTTGAGAATCGGTTTGATGGTGTCGGTGTTATACCGGACGAACGGTGCGTACTTTTTTAGCTTCGTCACACGTTCGGTAAGGTATGGATCATTTTGACCCAATGTGGTGAGTTTGTCAAAAAAAGATATGTCCTCCTTATCAAGAATGATTGCGGTCTCTGGTGTGATGATTTTTGAGTTGATCATCTGCCAGATGGGTGGATGCCGACCCGAAGGGGTTTTGTCGAAGAGGGCATCATGTCCTAGTTTGTGCTCGGTCATGATGCCATTCATGCGCTTCAAATCATCTTTGAACACTTTCGTCATCGACTCTTTGATCGCAGTCCAACGTGTCACTGCATCATCAGCTTGGTCATAGGGTTGCCATATCCATGCCTGATCGCCGTGAACAAAGTTCGCAATACAAAACTTACCCGCCTTACGCTCGTTGCCCAATTTCGTTGCCCAATATTCATATCGTGCCTTGTCCTTTCGTGTTGCAAAATGACCCTCTTTGACGTTCGTGCGCCCACCGTACTTGAACACATCATACGATGCAGTGTTCAAGTGCAAATCAAGCGCGTGATAGATTTGAAAAAACTTCCAAGGAGTCATGTGGTGTCCTAGATTGGGAGAGTAGATTCCTGTTTGAAGTATCCGCTCTTCATGGCATCAACACGAATTTTTTCACGCATTGCGCCCTTGATGACTGGAACAATATCAGCATACTCCAAATCATTGTCATCACAAAAACCCAAGATGGCTTCGATGTATGAAATTTGACGGTCTGCTATCATGCTCTCGATGGCAGTCATAAACGCCTCTGGCGTCAGAAAGGTAATTGGATCACTCATAGTTTCCTCAAGGCATCACGCCGAAATAATTTAAGTCGTTTGGTAGTTGATTGAACGACCGTGACGAACTCGACCCCTTCAATCATTTGTGACACGACAGGGTACACCACGTCAACGGGTTCGCCAGTGGTCGCTACCACAAGTCGTCTAGTTTCAATGGTTGGATTCTTTTTCATATTTGTTGACAAAATAGTTACAGACACTCCACCGATCAGACAGGAAGCGGTATTGCGCCCAGCCTTCGAGGTCAGTTTCAGTCATTGGTTTTTCGGCGAGCGATTTCTCATCAAAAATGAAATCACTCATTTCTCGGTCGGTCGTAAAGAATGCGCGTTGGATTCGCTCCTTGATGGCAAGGAAAACCGGACCACCTGCCTCTTTCGCGTCCTGATATTCAAGGTACATTCGCTGAAAGAATCGTTGGCCTTCTGGGGTCTTGATTGGGACCGGCTGATTGGCTACCTGCACACTGCTCGTGGTGCCCGTTGCCGAATAGATGATTTGATCGAGATTTTCGAACATGATGTTAGACCAATTGAATGTTAGAGATAGCGGCGAGATAGCGTTTTTCGTGCTCCGGGTCGGCGTCATACGAAATGAATGGAACGGTCGCCAAGTTGAGTAGACATTCATCTTTCACGCCGTTGGTTAGCATCACGGGCAAGAGTTGAGCCGTAGCCCGACCGTTACCCATATCCACCACATGCACCACACGCGGGGATACCAGTTTCAAGTAACCCGTTGGTGTATTTGACAGTTCAGAGTCGTCAACTTTTGAGATGACTTCTTCGCCGTTAGCAAGTCGAACAATTACAATTTTCATAGTGTCTCCTGTTAATAAATGGGTTTGGTCAATGATACCATGTTAATGGTAATTTAGTCAACCTGAGAATGTGTCGGGCGATCCGGTGACGATGTTGCAGTGGTACACGTCGGCACCCCCAAGATCACCCAAGCGAGCCACGGCACGAGTGTTAACACTGTGCGTTGGTGATCCGGTGATAATCGTGCAACCATGCCCGCAGTCCGCGACAATCCTGTCTCCAAGACGTGCTGTGCTGCGCGAGTTAGTGGTATGGTCACTCGACCCACTAACGATGGTGCCGCCTTTCGGCCCGTGAAATTGACAGACTCCATACGTTCGGTCTCCAATTCGTGCTACAGGAATCATGCTCTGAACTGCGACACGGTTTTAATTTGGTTGAGGATGAGTTGCGACTGGTCTCCAACCGACTTGATGGTCTCGACCATCGCGGGTGCTCCCTGAGCCGTTGCGGTTGAAGTGGTCATGGCGTCAATATCAAACTTTCCAATGATGTTTCTTCCACCAGACTGCGTGAAGGTGTAGTTGCCAATGACGGTTGCCGATGGAGAAGCGTCTCGAACGGTCACTGGCAAGTTTTTGATGATCGTGGCTGCATGGGTACAGGTAGCCATTTTAATTGTGTTGGTGGCATCGCTAATGACCCCTGTGATGTTCTTGGTCGTGTCGACAAAGGTCGTCATCAGGGTATTGAACGACGTCAGCGCGTTGGTTACCATCGTCAAGCCGTCAGTCGTGATGTTTCCGGTGAAGCCAGAGAGAATTTTGTGGATTTCACTGGCGGCATTCATGTGTAACAACATGGCGTTCTTGAGAATTGCTTCCGGGTTCGTTGCAGTCAACCCACCGAGCGCACCAAACGTCGAACAGGTGTTTCCAAGTTCTTTCGTCATGTCCTGAAATTTAGTCTGAAACGTGGTGAATTCAGACGGAAGTGAAAAGGGGATACCAGCCATTATTTCTCTCGGTAAAAGATGTGATTGCCCACTCGTGCCAGCCGGGTCATATTTCTTGACTTAGCCCATACAGGAGTAATCCAAACAGCATGGTAGTGTGTAGGTTCTCCCACAACAGGTCGGTAATATCCTGACAGAAATCGATTAGCCACAAGAAAAGTGTTGTCATCATATTTGATCACCTTGAGTTTGGAAAATTGGTGTGGTTGAAATGCCACGGTGCAAATGGTCTTTGGATATTTTGGGTTGCTGATTCGGCTTGATACCGTTTCGGCAAC